ACCTATGGTTTAAGGACTTAAAACTTTACAAGAACCATATAAAACTTTACCTATAACATATACAAAATGAACTCATATACAAATGAACAGGGTTATATTGACTTATTGAAAAATACACTAGATACAGGTGAACAAAAACACACCCGTAACGGTATGGTAACGTCAACATTTGGACAGACAATCTCCTTTAACAATATCAATACGTGTTTCCCATTACTAACAACAAAAAAAATGTTCACAAAAGGAATCATAGAAGAACTGTTATGGTTTTTGAGAGGGTCAACAAATGCCAAGGAGTTACAAGAAAAAGGTGTCAATATTTGGAATGGAAATTCTACACGAGAATACCTAGATTCAATCGGTCTGTCCCATTATGAAGAAGGCGAACTAGGACCTGTATACGGATGGCAATGGAGATCATTTGGTAAATCATATAAAAAAAATGGCACAGATGGATTTGATCAAATCAAATATATTATTGAAGAACTTTCAAAAACTTCATTTAGCAGAAGGGCAGTATTATCATCATGGAACCCACAACAGCTACAAGAAATGGCTCTACCACCATGTCATATTTTGTACACTTTTTATAAGGATAGCAATGGGCTATCTTGTATGATGAATATGAGAAGCTCTGATTTATTTCTTGGATTACCATTCAATATAGCAAGTACTGCTATTCTCACTCATATCATAGCCAAAGTACTTCATATAGAACCATGTCGCATTATGATTGCTATAACAGACGCTCATATTTATGAAGAACACACAGAAGCTGTCAACACTCAATTTAAAAATCCAATTTTACCACAACCTACAATGAATATAACAAAGGAAGCACCAGAACAGAGTGCTTCAATTGATGAAAAAATAAATTGGATAAATACATTAAAATATGATGATTTTGTTTTTGATAGCTATCAATCTGCAGGTGCCATTAAGGCTCCCATGAAATAATTCAATTATATCCTTTTGAGCATAAATATAAAAGCTATGGCTATAGATGATATACATATAATTATATCAATATTATCATATATCTTAGCATTTTTATCTTTCTGACAATTACAACCTTTTTTAATCAAATCTCTCATATTCAAGAATACTATCACAACAAATATTATTTCGGCTAATAACATAGCATATTTTACATAGGTAAATACATCATCAGAGTAGGTTGTAATGTTTGTGATAAATGTAAGAGCTATAGCACATATGATAAAAAACATGATAACAATATAATACTTTATATAATTCCGTTTCCAGTTTTCACCACACTCACAATTGCTTTTCTCCAGCATAACCATCCAACTGAAAGTAACGAAATATAAAACAACATTTATGAAATATAATGTGACTAAAAAGCCCAAATCAGAACACTCGTTTTTATTCATACTAAATCTAATATATTACAAGATTAAGATTTTATGCAGAACACCCAGCCTCTGTCCAGGAAATACCACATGCCTTAGAATATGCACATCTATACCTATTACTAGGTTCAGAAGGATTTTTTTTGACATTTTCTGAATCCATCATAGATAGATACATTGGATATACAGTATCACATGACATTGGAACTTTCTGGGGATTAAAAGTCTCATTACCATCTGATAAAGCAAGATTGTTATTAGCTGATAGAGAGTCATTTGCATATGTATAACCATTCATATTGGCAGCATGAGATTTAAATGCTTCATATTGACTATCGTCTTTAATTCCTGTTTTAGCCTTATTATCTAAGTTAGTATATAGTCTGCCATTGCTTCCTATTTTAAAGTTTTTCTTTTGATTTTCTTGTTTGTCATTATCAAAATCTTGAAGTTTTTTGGTATCAAATATAGCAGTATCTAATGAACATTTGTATTTAAAATGGTTTTTGTTTATTTTTCCATTGAAATACTGTTTACCATTTTCATCAACAAATGATTTATTGTCAATATTCTCAAGCTTCCAGTAATCTGGACACATTTCTGCATCATAACTAATAGCATCTTTAGGTTTTTTAGGTTGAAAATTATAAATTTCGTTAGCCAACCATACAACAATTACAATAGTTCCTATGATAAAAGTTATGAAGAATGGAAACATATCATTATATAAAACTCTTTTCCCCCATGATGTCAAAAATATGACAATCAATGATATGAAGGCAATTAAACCATAAACTATACATACAGCTACTGTAAATTTGAACATCTTCATTTTTTGCGTCTTGAATTCAGCTTGTTCCTCACTTGACAAACTTGAAAGTTCTACTGTTACAGCATCGGATGATGACATTTTCACTTCTCTATAATAATATAGTATAAATTTTTTACATGAATGGTTGTAATTCTAAACTTTTGGTTCCAGACATGCTCAAAAATGAGGGTCTGTCCATTGGTCTAGGTAATATACTAACATCCTGTTTATATTTTTCAAATTGTTGTATATTTGTCATAATTCTTGGAACTATCCATTCCAAAACAGTTTTGTTCAATTTTCTCACCTGTCCTAATGTATCATCTTTACCTGAAGTATATTCCCCTGTCATAATTGTATGTAAAATATCAGGTGATCCGTTCTTCAAGGATTCAAAATAAAATGATCTCATTATGATTTTCAGTTCAATATCACTCTGTCTTCCTATATTGAACTTACCACCTGATTTATTATATATTGAATTTGTTATTCCCTTCTGTAGAGCATCAATGTTTAAAGTGGAAAAAAACAAAGCTGAAACAGGTGTATGTTCTAATGTTCGTGATACAATATCATGCCCAGATGTAGAACTTGAACCACTATCGCGCGTTTCACAATAATCAAAAGATGGGGATGATTTTGAAATTATATTGACGCGACCGTTAAACATATTCTTTTCCATATTTATTATACTGAGAGAATTAATTTCTTGATAATAAATTAGAAAATGCATATATTTGCCAAACTTTTCCAGTTTTCTGACAAATATTTCATAGATCACAAGATAAATGTTGCAATGAAAGACAGGAAAAAAATAATTGAGCAAGTTGCACTTCAAATAGAATACATTGTTTATAATATTGTGACCATGCTTTGTCTGATAACTATCTTAAATGACACTACACAATTAACTGACAAGACACTCAGTGTTGGTAAGAAATATATTGAATCAAAATGCCAAGTGGTGTATTCTAAACAATCAGGAGGTATGGGGTCAGCAACCTTCTTAGGTATTTCTGAGCCTCAATATAATTCTAAAAATTCTACAAGCGATATCCTCCCTGTTGATTTCAGCAAAGGTGAGGCAAGACCTCAAATAGGAGGTGTGTCATCTATACATTCAAAACATATCAAGATGCTGAAGAGTATCATTCTTGAATATATTGACGTAATATTAAAACATCACGGTGTTACAACAAACAATAAGGTTAGAAGTGAACTATATACCATCATCAGATTTCATACTGATTGTTTATTTAACTATCTTCAACAAAAAAAGATTGTAACTGAAAAGACAATGAATTATATTGTCAAAAAACAAAAGATGCTCAAGCCCCTTAAATAGAAAAAATGATATAAATGATATTTATTATGAATTAACTAATGCCTATCATAACGATTGATGGAAATATTGGATGTTGTAAGACAAGTATATTGAACTACTTACACAAAAATTACAAATTACCTGTTGACCTTGAACCAGTGGATAATTGGGAACCCTATCTAGCAAAAATGTATGAAAATCAAGACATATTCAAATTTCAGGTAAGAGTGTGGTTGGATCGTTGTTGGATACAGGAAAAATCAGATAAAACAACTATATTAATGGAAAGAGGACCATATTTCATAAAAAACGTTTTCATAAAAACAGCACATGAGTTGAAAATGATCTCAGATACTGAATACAGTATATTGCTAGATCTACACAAAAAAACAGAAAGCCTATGGACAAGTAGTTCATATATCTATCTTAGATCAAGTCCGGAGAATTGCCTCAAAAGAATTAAAAAAAGAAACAGACCATCTGAAAAAAACATCACACTTGAATATATTGAACATATACACAGGAGTCATGAAGAAATCTATAATAATGCTCTCATTAACAAGATGAACATCATCTGTATAGAAGTAGATAATAAAAATATTGCTGATATAGCCAATGAAATCATGACATATTTTCATGACCATCTTGTAGCAAATTAGATAATATATCCATTTATTTTTTTGTAGCTAATGAAATCAAATTCTGAAATTTATAAGCATATAAAAATAAAAAATGATTATGTAGTAAACATAATTTTTATCTATAGGAAGAATCAATGGCTCAAAAGATTGAAGACAAGTACAAAAAATATGAGCTAAGAGAACATATTTACAATATCCCAGACACTTATGTAGGGTCTATTAATTCAACAAACCTTGACCTCTATCTCTACAATGAGACTTCTAAAAAGATGGAAAATAAAAACATCAACTATGTTCCAGGGCTCCTCAAAATTTTTGATGAAGTTCTTGTAAATGCTATGGATCACTCTGTTCGCCTCACTATTGAAGAAGCAGGTGGTAAAGAAAACATCAAGCATGTTAAAAATATCAAAGTAACAGTTGACAAGAAAACAGGTGTCATATCAGTGTATAATGATGGTAATGGAATTGATGTAGTTATACACGAATCTCTTCAAATCTATATTCCAGAATTGGTCACTGGTACACTTCTCACAAGTACCAATTACAATCATCAAGAAGAAAAAATCATTGGTGGTAAGGGTGGATATGGTCTTAAACTGACAAATATCTTCTCAAAACAATTCACTGTAGAAACAGTTGATCACTACAGGAATCGTAGCTTTGTCCAAAACTTTAAGAACAACATGTTGGAGAAAGATAAACCTATTGTGAAATCAACACCAAAACAACCATATACTAAAATTTCATTCCTACCAGATTATGAGCGATTTGGTCTCAAAGGAATGACAGATGATATATATGAACTCTTTAAAAGAAGAACTATTGATGCAGCTGCTTGTACTAGTAAGACAGTAACTGTATATTTCAATGAAGATAAACTTCCTGTCAAAGATTTCGAGAAATATGCTGAGCTATTTATCAACAAGGGTGAAGACCCTCTCATCTATGAAATGTGTAATGATAGATGGGAAGTAGCAGTCAGTCTTTCCAAAAATGGCACATATGAGCAAATTTCCTTTGTAAATAGTATCAATACTATTCGTGGAGGAACACATGTTAACACTATAACCAACTCTATCATCAAGAAGCTTTCAGATGTAATTGAATCTAAAAAGAAGAAGACAATTAAACCTCAAATTCTTAAAGATAACCTCTTTGTGTTCATTAAGAGTACTATTGTAAATCCAGCATTTGACAGTCAGTCAAAGGAAACTCTCACTACACCAGTGACAAAATTTGGATCAAAATGTGATATTTCAGATAAGTTCATTGAAAAACTTTACAAGACCAATATCGTAGATAAGGTAATTTCATATACTGAATTTCAAAATCAAAAGAAGCTTACTAAGACAGATGGTAAGAAAACTTCACGCCTTATCATTCCTAAGTTGGATGACGCCAATCTAGCAGGCACAAAGGATAGTCATATTTGTACCCTCATCCTTACAGAGGGAGATTCAGCTAAAACAATGGCTATTGCTGGATTGAGTGTTGTAGGAAGAGATCGTTATGGTGTATTTCCTCTTCGTGGTAAAGTTATGAATGTTAAGGACGCTTCTGTACAAAAGATTTCAGACAACGCTGAAATAACTGCCATCAAAAAAATCATGGGTCTTGAACAGAATAAGAAATACACTGACATAAATAGCTTGCGATATGGTAATATCATGATCTTGACTGATCAGGATCATGATGGTAGTCATATCAAGGGTCTTCTATTCAATGTATTTCAATCCCTATGGCCTTCACTATACAAGATTGATGGGTTTCTGACGTCAATGCTTACTCCCATTATTAAAGCGTCTAATTCGCGAGGAGATATCATATCATTCTATAATATGTCTGATTACAAAAAGTGGTCAGAAACAGATGGAAAAAATGGATCTTGGAAGATCAAATATTACAAGGGGTTGGGAACTTCTAAAGATGATGAAGCTAAATCATATTTCAAGGAAATGAAGAAAATTACATATAAACATACTTCACAATCTGATGAGTCTATTGATCTAGCCTTTAATAAAAAGAGAGCAGATGATAGAAAGTCATGGCTTATGAAATATCAAAAAGATGATGTTCTTGATTATACAATGCCTAATGTGAATTATGAAGAATTCATCAACAAAGATCTCATACATTTCAGCAACAGGGATCTAGAGAGGTCAATCAATCATATTTGTGATGGTCTGAAAGAGAGCACACGAAAGATCTTATATGCTTGTCTCAAAAGAAAACTATATACAAATGAAATCAAGGTAGCACAACTTGCTGGTAATGTTAGTGAAGTAACTGCATATCATCACGGTGAGCAATCTCTTCAACAGGCTATTATTGGTATGGCACAAATATTTGTTGGAACAAATAATATCAATCTGCTTGTACCAAATGGACAGTTTGGGTCACGACTAGTTGGTGGCAGTGATGCATCATCTCCAAGGTATATTTTCACTCTCCTTGCAGAACTTACAAAACTCATATTTAGGGAGGAAGATTCAAACATTCTTGATTATCAAGAAGAAGACGGTCAGACAATTGAACCAGAATACTATGTTCCTATTATCCCCATGATATTGGTGAATGGAGGAGTAGGTATTGGTACAGGTTTCTCTACAAACATTCCACAATTTAATCCAGAGGAGATTATACAGACATGCTTGAATGTGTGTGATGTAATTTCAAAGAGTAAGAAGGATAGAGCTGATGCTATTGCTAATATGGAGATTCAAGAATATGCTCCATGGTATCTTGGATTTACAGGAAAAATAGAAAAGACCAGTACTGGATCGTTTGTTAGCTCAGGTGTGTATCGTTGGATTGATGATAATACTCTTGAGATCACAGAGTTACCAGTAGGCATTTGGACAGAGGATTATAAGGCTCATCTTGAAGGAATGATAACAGCTAATACCAACTATCTGAAATCCTTTGAAAGCCATTATACGTCAATGAATGTAAAATTCATCCTAGTGTTCAATGGTGATATCAGAACAAAACTTGGATCTAAGTTTGAGTCAGAATTTAAACTTATTTCACCAAAAAATATGAGTATTAATAACATGCATTTGTACAGTACATCAGGTGCTATCAAGAAATATGAAAATACATCTAGTATTGTCAAAGAATGGTGTAAAATGAGAATTGTGAAATATGATGAACGCAAGAAGTATCAAATCAAGATATTGGAAAAAGATCACAATATTCTTTCAGCAAAGATCAGATTCATCATTGATGTGATTGAAGGTCGTATTGTAATCATGAATAAGAAGATATCCGAAATCACAGAAAGACTGGTGGAACTCAAGTATTCTAAGATCAGTAAGGATTCAGATGATACAACAGATGACAATGGTTATAATTATCTCCTGCGAATGCCAATTTCACAACTAACATATGATAGAAAGATTATCCTAGAGAAGGAAGTTGAAGAACTTGGAAAGAAACTAAATGATCTCAAGAACACTTCTGTTGAGCAAATCTGGAAACGAGAACTCATGGAACTAATGGAGTCGTGGACTAAACATAAACAATATGTACTTATGGATTATATGAATGATAAAAACGGTATTGTTGCCGAAAAACAGAAAAAGAAAACTACCAGAGCAAAGGCAATTGTTGCTAAGGCAAAATAATTACATTACCATATCAATAGCATAAGTAACATAATCGTGTATACCATATAATTTGATACATTCAATATTTTTTATATTATAATACCAACGAAATGGTATTATGATACTCTGTGATGCTTTCAATTGGATACCAAGAACAGGTTCTCTGTTATCTAGAGTATCATTGATAACATTGTTACCAGGTGGATAGAGTAATATTTCTGTATCAGAAAGAGCATAACAATAAAGATATTTGTGTGAATTTATATTCCATAGTCGTTTGGTATCAAATTCTGTATCTTGTATGATATTGTAAGAGAACCATGATGTAAGTACAATTATGATATCTTTAACTCTATCTTCAATGACCAGTGGTTGACGTTTCAATAGTAAATGAAAATCAAAGTCTTCAAGTGATGTTTGAATAATAGATACATTTTTTGGAAATATGAAATAGCAATATATGTAACAAAGTAAGATAGCTAATATTATTATAATCAGTTTCATTATAAATTCATAATATTATAAATCATTACAATTTGACACGAATGTAGATTGATGGTAATTATATTATATCATATATTCAAATAGAGAGAGAGAGATTATGAAACCCTCTAAAAAACTTGGGAGATCTAGAAAAATCAAACAAAAAGGTTCTGGTTACGAAATTTCTGAAGGTCCATTAGATACAACAGTTCATGCTAATATGAATCAAGATCAGATGTCAAAACATATCAATTGGATGAATAGTAAGAAAGAAAGGATTAGCAATGATATTCAAAAAGAAAGTGAAAAAGTAAATAATGAGAATGCCAATTTACAAGCATCAAAACAAAATGATGATGCAAAAGAAGCTGCATTGAAAGATAAGAATTTTCAGGCATTAGAATCACAAAAACAAAGAGAAGCTACTGAATCTGCAGCAGGAGTTCAGACCTTTTCAGACTTTCTTGGTAAGTTAGCAGGCCTTATAGCTTGGATTGCTACTTGGATTGGTAGAATTTTAGTTGCGCTATGGGCAGTTTTTAAATGGATAGTAAAGCGTATTCGCAAGGCTTTTGTATTACTTGTTGCGTTCATCGCTAAAGTAGTAAATTACATTACAGATTGTATTGGTAGTGTTCTTAATGGTCGTCTTGTATCAAGTGTTGCTGTGCCTGCATTCAAAGTAATATTTGGTATAATATTTGTAATTATCATTATCATAATCATCATTTTGGTGATTTTAATGATATTTTATGGAATTTCATATCTAATATTTGGTGATACAAGAGGATCTTCATCATCAACAAGTTGTAAGAATGTTACTGAAATAGATTTGTTTAATTTTGGGAACCCATATAAAACAGTTTCAACACAAGTAAACAATCTAAGTACATATCGTCCTACATTTCCTAGTATACCAACATATGAATTTACAGTAGATAATGTTATATCCAATCCTTTAACAAGTCTCAATAACTATATGGATTCAAAATTAAATAGTGTCATGAATTCTGGGATAGTATCAACAATCACCAATAAAGCTCGTTATGGATACAATATGGCAGCTAGCGGAATACAATATATATCAGGTGTCCCAGCATCATCAGATCTCGTGGATCGTGGTGAAATTACTGGAGGAAGAAGTGATAACGTCCTCACAGTAGATTCTGACATATTTGATAAGAATTCATTATCAAATACGTTAAATCTAAAAGATACATCACTAACAATGGTAAGACCAAATGATATTGAATGGAGTATACCTGAATCAGAATATAATTATAGTGATATTGCTCATGTTCCTCCATCTCTTTTGAAACAGAAGAATAAAGACGGGGTATCATTAGCAGATAAGAAAGACGTCATAATACCTTGGGTGATGAAGGATAATTTCTATTCATTGTCGTGTAGTGATGCATATTTTAAGAACAGTGTGAAGGAAAAAGCTAATATTTTAATAGACAGTACTGATGGTAAAACATGCGTATTTGATATAGACAGTAAAACAGAAACCTATAAAGATAAGGCAAAGAGATATAGTTATGTAAACGATTTGAGTAGCTTTCTGTAAAATTTATATTATAATAAAGTAATGAACTCAAATATAGATGATATAAATAATTTTCTAAAAGTGTACAATGATTCTGGAATTCAACCAAGTGATTCTCCAGATGAAGATCCTGGTAAATGTGTGATTATGAATGATATTGATGATTATAGCATAAAGAGCATTTCAACTGGTGAAGTGTGTTCAATAGAAACAGCAAAGATGTATGGTGTATTTGGTAAAGACAAATACTTTAATAATCTCATACCAACAAGTGAACAATCAGAAATAAATGTATATATCAATAATTCCAACAACAAATTTAAATACTCACTTTGTAGCACAGAGAATGATATAGCTTATAAAAACTGCGCATTGAGTACTAAAAATCCATGGAAGACTATAAACAATACAAATGAATATTGTATGCTTCCTATAGATATTACTCTACCTGAAAAGTTGATATATAATGATGTCACAAAGTTGATTGACAAGCCCCCTAATATACCTTTATTTCAAGGGAAAAATAAATATTGTCAAGAGAAATGGTATGACTGGTTTTCTATTCCAGACTATCATTTAGGGAATTCCATATATTATGATAGTTCTAATAGTAAATGTTACAAGGCATGTGATATAGGAACATTGCCTAATTCAGATCCTTTAGATAAATGTATTCTGAAGGACAAATATCAATATGGATTTTATAAATCGTCATTTCATTATTTGCCAATATCGCTCATAGTGTTGTTGGGAAGTACTAAAGAAGATTTATTGAAAATGCATCAATCAATTATGAAGTATACGCGTTCAGAAATAAACAAAAAAGGAGATTTGACAATGGATTACGAGCTATATAATAACATTATCACAAATGAAAAGACTCGTGATAACATATTCATAGATATCACAAAAGATTTGAAGTATCACATACAAAAATTATTGAAATTACCATTTGACGACAACAATATATTCCAACCTGACCCCAATATACAATCATTATCTGTCAATGTAATGACCAAAGATAGAATCATAGATGCATATGAAATAGCAAAGAACTTTCATGAATTAAGTACTTCACCAAATAAGACAAAAGAATACTATGAATGGAAAAAACAATTAACTAATGTAAATGGATTGGGATTGAATGATGATAAGTTCTTCAAACAACTTTTGGTTTTGAAGAAAGCATGTAATGTCGCTTTTGATAACACAACATCATATAGTAAGGATGTCATATTATACACTTTAAATAAAGATCCACTCCCAACTGATCCTATAAGGAATCCAATAAAGTTCACTATTGGAGAAAGAGATACAATATTAGCCATATCAAAAAACAGTTCTCAGAATACAGATAAGACACAGAACATTATAGAAAAAACAGATGTTGTGAAGAAAAGGGCAGGATTATTATATGAAGAGAATTTACCAGGTATTGATAATAGTGGTTTGGATATTAATTTGAAAGGAATAGATCCTTCAAAATATGATACTACAGATAAGGAATTCGTCAAAAATGAACCCCAAGATAAATCTGATTATGATCAACAAAAACTTTTCTTGATTATTGTATTCATAGCTATATTATTGATATTCTTCCTCACTATTATCGTAATAATTATCCGTGTATTGTGGCCATTTGTATCAGAGTTCATTAATAATGTTATACTAGGATTCATTTATATGATATATTACACAAGAGATATGTTTAGAGGTAAGTATGAACCATCGCGATTAAGTTTAGAAATTTTAGATCTGCAAATGACATTCTTGACCAAAAAAATTAATACAGACATGAACAGAGAGGTAAGTAGATAAAAAAGACGAAACATATATAAAAATATTACACTATTATGTAATAATTATGACATATTGTGTTCCAATAGTCGCAATAGTAGCTTATATATGTTATCCCAAAGGATTGCGAATTAATGAGAATGTTCTTTATTGTATTTCAGTATTACATAATACATTACTTATCTCATTCAGCGCATGGGTGTTTATCTCAATGTGCGGTGTATTAGATAAATATGGTATTGTTTTTAAATCCAATCATTATTTTCAGTTTGAAGAATTTGATAAAATAATGTATTATTTCTATCTTTCAAAATACTATGAATTCTTTGATACTTTCCTATTATATCTTAAAGGGAGAGAGCCCATATTTCTACAAAAATATCATCACATTGGTGCTGTATTGGCATGGCATGGTGCTTATGTCAATAAGATGGATAGTATCTGGATTCCTAGTTTCGCAAATTCTTTTATACACACAATAATGTATTCATATTATTTGGGTTGTTTGTTGAAGATCAAGCAAGTCAGATTTATCAAGAAGTATTTGACAAGCATGCAACTAATGCAACTAGTTGGAACAATGAGTCTGTGTAATTATTACTATACGCCACCAAATGATAGTTGGGAAAATTATCAAGTAATGTGTTTCATTAATTTTTACAATATTGGTTTGATTGTATTATTTATAGATTTTTTCAAAAGAAATTATAGTGTGAGAATTCAAGAGGCCAAAAAGAAAGAAAATATGTGTAAAATTATATTAAAGGATGCTGAACATGAATAAATTATGAATGTCAAAATAATTACCAATAGTATTTACAACAATATTATCATTTATAATAGTAATATAACTATAAATTCCGTTATCAAAGGCTTCCTCTAGGAGCTGATCTAAATACCAAATTCTGTTTTTCAAATGAATATATTTTGTTAGCATATGCCCTACCATCATATAATCAATTTCATAAAGATTCAATAATTCATATGTATCATTCTTCCCATCTGGATGTTTTGTATATAGGATACTATCAGATGTATTCAATATAAGGCCGTCTAAAACTGCTATTTCATCTGTTGTCATAGGCGAATCATTCACATATTTACTCCAAACCATATTAACATCATCAATTGTTTTTCCATGCTTTTGTAAAATATAATGATGGTTTAATTTCAGGCTACCATGACAAAACAGATAACTGTTAATTATTGTCACAATACTTCTTTTCGCCACAATATCACGAATATCAGATTTATTCTTTATTCTATCCATGTTCATATGTTCATGATTACCTATAATAGACACAAAGATACATCCGTTATCATTGGCAATACGTTCTAGTCTGGCTGTAAAATATATAACATCAAAATGATGCTTAATATCTGTTTTTGTGATACGCTTGGGATCAATCTGGTCGCCTAGTTGGACAACAGCAGTGTTGGATTTAGCAATCCATCTATCATTTTTATCAATTACATCTGCATCTCGCAATATATATTTGAACCTTTTAAGGTCACCATGAACATCAGCGATTACTACGATTTGTGAAGCATTAAAATAATATGCGTTTGTTGAGAAAATATTAAAGGAACATGTGATTAATGCGAATATTATAGCTATATATGAAAATTTCATAACGTTATGGTGATATATATATATAATAATCTTATATAACAATTTGTCACTATATGTATGTAATTATGACAGATTATCTATTACAATCTGATGAGGGTCGTTTAGTGGCAGGTGTAGATGAGGCAGGAAGAGGACCATTAATATTTGACGTAGTTGCTGCGTGTGTGGTAATGCCAAGTGTATTTCCAGATGACAGATATAAGGATATCAAGGATTCTAAGAAGCTGTCTGCTAAAAAAAGAAAAGAAATTGCCAAATATATCAGAGAAAATGCCATCACCTATGGAATAGGGGTTGCTAGTAATAAAGAGATAGATGATACGAATATATTGAAAGCAACTATGAAGGCTATGAATAGGGCAATTGATCAGGCTTATAGAAAAGTTCCATTTCATCAAATTCAAGTAGATGGTAATCATTTTAACGGTTATTCGCCACCTGGTATAGATTCTGAAATACTACCACATGAATGTGTGGTAAAGGGAGATAGTAAATATTTGAATATTGCTGCTGCTTCCATATTGGCAAAGGAATATCACGACAGCTCTCTTTTGCAATTGATAGAAGATAATCCTGAACTTGAAAAATATGATTTGCGAAAATGTCAGGGTTATGGAACACCTAAACATCTACAAGCTATTAAAGATTTCGGTATAACTGAATTTCATAGGAAAACATTTGGACCATGTAAACTGTTTTAGATTATTTACATTAAAGAGTCCTTCATCATATTGCTCATAATAGTAATTGTCTAGTGTTGAATTTCTTGAAATACATTCTCCATCTCCTATGATTTTTTTTATTTTTCTCAAATGTTGTTTTCTAGAACACCATGGAGTTGGTTTGAAAATATGTCCTGTTGAACGTTTAATTATTATTATAGGGCTGATTGGTTCATTTTTTTCCATCTTACCCCAATTATACAGGGATATTATTTTGATATGAAATATCTTCTTTATACACTTACTAAATCAAGAGTACATGTCAGACAGAATCTTAGAACTTTATTGAACTATGAACTTTTTATAGAATTTTGCTTGATATGTACTCTCTTTCTGTCATTCAGAAACCAATGACACGTTACATAAAAGAATAGTTAACTAATATGTTTGAACTGTAAAATCTAAAAATTAGAATTTTTAACAAGCTCCTTAACTACACTTATGATATGGTTGTATTTTTCATTGTCTGATTTGTTATAGATGATTACTAACTTATTTTTTATTCTATCATATAACTCGCTATCTGATATATTTTCTTCTAGTTTGACTTCATTCTTGTCACAATAGAGTAATAGGACTTGACTATTGTCTTTAATCAACTTTGAAGAAAGCAATCCTATGTCTCTTTCTTTCCAACGATTGTTTTCTAATACTTTACATTTGTTTTCCTTGGTATAGACTATGTTATTGTTTTCGGGAAAGTTTTTATCAAAATGTTTCTTTTCTATGTACATGGGGAGTGTGTTCATGCCAGCCATTAGCATTTTAATGATGTCATCGTCTGTAATATGATCAATTCTCTCGCTTCCAAAATTGTTTATAATAATATTGTTATTTTGATTTTGTATATTGTTTTGATTCTGGATATTGTTTTGCGTATTTATAAAATTCTGTGGGTTTGGTTCTCTTGCATGAATAATACTTCTTGCTTTGCAATTGTTAGCTTTTATATGTCTAGCTTTATTATGTCTATTTGTGAAAGAGATCATACATTTCGAACATGTTAATTCATCTATACCTCTGCATTTTAATTGATGTGTTTCTAAATATTTTTTTGTCTTATACATCTTATTACATTTTTTACATTTTAATAGAGGGATAACATTTTCTTCATTTGGGATAACATTTTCTTCATTTGGGATAACATTTTCTTCATTTGGGATAACATTTTCTTCATTTGGGATAACATTTTGTTCATATTTTGCTATTATGCTATTTTCTGTTTTAGTACAATGTTTGTTATTGATATGCTTTTGTAAATTGTATTTTCTGTCTGAAAAGTAGATACAATATTTACATTGAAATATTATCATTACTACTTCTTACTAATGTTATTAAATTTAGCTAATAAAATGTCTTTATATATTACTACCTCCCAGACCATGATTTTACTATTTTTACCCCCTCTCTCCCCCCCCTCCCTAGAATTTTTAGAAAAATAAAATAT